TTGTGTTGAAAAACAACAAAGGTACTGAAGACAATCGTGTACGTAAACTAGATTATTCAATTCAACTTAATAAAGTTTTTTATGAACGGTTATTGGCCGGTGAAGACATAACTCTTTTCTCGCCACACGAAGTGCCTGAATTAACAGAAGCATTTTACAGCGGCGACACTGACACGTTCAAAGAATTGTACGAGGCAGCAGAACGCAAGACATCAATCCGTAAGAAGAAAATTAAGGCAATGGATTTGTTTGGTGACTTATTAAAAGAACGTGCTGAAACAGGACGTATCTATATTATGAACATTGACCACTGTAACTCACACAGCTCATTCAAAGATCCAATTTTTATGAGTAACTTGTGTCAAGAGATTACACTGCCAACTAAACCTATTCAACACATTGATGATGAAGAGGGTGAAATTGCACTGTGTATTTTAAGTGCTATTAATGTAGGACTACTTAACAATGTAGACGAACTACAAAACTTATGTGATCTTGCTGTTAGAGCATTAGAAGAAATTATTGATTATCAAGGTTATCCTGTTAAGGCTGCTGAAGTAAGCACAAAGGCAAGACGTTCACTTGGTGTTGGTTATATCGGACTTGCACATTACCTAGCAAAACACAAAGTAAGATATTCAGACCCAAAAGCGTGGACACTAGTACACGAACTGTCAGAAGCGTTCCAGTACTATCTATTACGTGCAAGTAATGATATTGCTAAAGAACGAGGTGCGTGTTCTGCATTCAGTCGTACTAAATACGCTGATGGTATTTTACCTGTCGACACTTATAAGAAAGATGTTGATGAAGTTATTAAGGCGAAGTTACATTATGATTGGGATAGTTTACGACTTGACATCAAAGAACACGGGCTACGGCACTCAACGTTGTCCGCACAAATGCCTTCGGAGAGCAGTTCCGTTGTGTCAAACGCAACAAACGGAATTGAACCACCCCGAGCTTATTTGTCCATTAAGAAGTCCAAGAAAGGGCCTCTTAAACAAGTTGTTCCGCAGTTTCATACACTGAAGAATCATTATACTTTACTTTGGGATATGCCTAGCAATGAAGGTTACATTAATGTTGTAGCCGCAATGCAAAAGTTTTACGATCAAGCAATTAGTGGTAACTGGAGTTACAATCCTAAACACTTCGAAAACAACGAAGTACCATTAAGTGTTATGATGAAAGATATGTTAACAACATATAAGATGGGATGGAAAACATCATACTATCAAAACACATTTGACTTCAAGGGCGAAGAAGTTGATGATTTGGAAGTTAATGGTGTTGACACTACAGCAAATGGTGTTAATATGCAAACTGCAAATGGTGTGAATGGTCACGCAAACGGTCATCATATGGAAGTACCTGTAACGGTAATGGACGATGATGATGAATGTGAAGCCTGCAACATCTAGAGATATATGAAGAGAGATAGAGGGAAAAAGAAATTGTCTAAAACAGTATTCAATAAAAATAAAGTAGACTTCACTAAGGAGTTTATGTTTTTTGGTGAAGATCAAAACACTCAACGTTATGATGTGTTCCGTTATCCGGAGTATGACAAACTTAACCAAACTATGTTAGGTTATTTTTGGAGACCTGAAGAAGTAAGTTTGCAAAAAGATAGAGCAGACTATCAACAGTTCCGTGATGAACAAAAACATATCTTTACAAGCAATCTAAAATATCAAACACTATTAGATAGTGTACAGGGACGTGGACCTTGTCTTGCTTTCTTGCCTTATGTTTCTAACCCAGAATTAGAAAGTTGTATTGTGGCTTGGGACTTTCAAGAAACTATTCACTCACGCAGTTATACACACATTGTAAAGAATGTCTATCCTAACCCATCGGAAGTATTTGATACAATTTTAGAAACACCAGAGATTATTGCAAGAGCAGAAAGTGTTACTAAAGAGTACGACAAGTTTAATGAGATTGCAGACAATTGGTTCCATCACAAGAAGGGTAATATGTATGAAGTCAAGAAGCAACTGTATAAAGCAATGATGACTGTAAACATTCTTGAAGGTTTACGTTTTTATGTTTCATTCGCTTGTACGTTTGCATTTGGTGAACTGAAACTTATGGAAGGATCTGCAAAGATTATTTCATTAATTGCACGTGATGAAGCAACACACCTTAACTTGTCAACACACATTCTAAAGCATTGGATGAAAGGTGACGACGATCCAGACTTTATTAAGATTGCTAAAGAGTGTGAACCAGAAGTAATTGAAATGTGGAAGACCTGCGTTGAAGAAGAGAAGGCCTGGGCAGACTTTTTGTTTACCAAAGGATCGCTTGTAGGACTAAACGCTAATCTTTTACACGCATATGTAGAGTTTATTGCAAACAAACGTTGTAAAGCGTTAGGACTTAAACCAATCTATGACCGCCCAGTGACTCAAAATCCTTTACCTTGGACAGAGCATTGGTTAAGTAGTAGTGGCTTACAAGTTGCTCCTCAGGAAACAGAGGTTGAGTCTTATATTGTTGGAGGTGTCAAACAAGACGTTGAAAAGGACACATTCAAAGGCTTTACCTTATAGGAGTGAATTATGTTTAAAGCACAGTTTAAGAGACATTCACCATATGAAAGTTGGACCACATATGGTACTTACGGAACAGAGCCACAAGCAGTTAGTGCGGCACTGTCCAAGAAGAATGCAGGTGCAATACTTGTAAGAGTGGTTGATAAAAAAGGTTCAACGATTTACTCAGGGTAAGAAATATGATTGAAATATACGGAAAACCAAGTTGCCCGTTTTGTGTAAAAGCAGTTAACTTATGCAAGACAAGACAACTTGAACACACATACAAATCATTAGGAACAGACTTTTCAAGAGAAGAATTGATGGAGTGGTTTCCTAGTGCAAGAACAGTACCACAAATCAAAGTTAGAGGGGAGAGCATCGGCGGGTATAACGAACTTGTTGACTATCTCGAAAACACAGGCTATAACGGAACAGGACACACATTATAATGTTAATCGAAGCACCTTACAAAGTAGGCGACACAGTATCAATTAAACTTACATCTGGCGAAGAAGTAGTTGCTAGATATAAAGAACAAAAGAACGATGATACTATGATGTTGCACAAACCATTAATGGTAACAGCAACACAACAGGGATTAGGCCTAGCGCCTTTTATGTTCACTATCGGTACTGAGGCAACAGTGTCTATCAGTAACGACAAAGTGGTATGTGTTGTAAAGACACAAGACGATATGTCTAAACAATATATTCAATCAACAACAGGCATTGCAACCTAATGCCATTAGTAGCAAGAGGAAATGGAGCCGACGTAGTTAATACAGGACACGCTGTTTGTGTCGCTCCAGGAACTATTGCTACACTATCGGGCAGTGGAGATGTATTTGTTCACAACGAACCTATACACAGAAAGACTGATACAAATGATCCTCACACACATTGCCCACCTGTTTACAGTACATTAATTAATACACACAGTTCAAATGTATTTGCTAACGGCTTAGAAGTTGCTAGGCTAGGCGACACATACGACTGTACAGCCTTTGTTGAATCAGTGACACAACCAGATGTTTTTGCTAACGAAGGATTTGTTCCTCCAATTATACTTTCACCTGAAACTGCGGCAGCAGTTAATTCAAGTGTAGCGGCTGCAATTGCAACACCTGCGGCAGTAGGTAGTACAGGCGGAGTACAGGCTAACGGATCTGTTGAAGACGGACAGGTTCCGCAACTGTATGAACAGACTCCAGATGCAACAGGAGTTGATACACTAGGAACAAACACAGAAGCATTAGTAGATGCAAGTGCTGCCAGTTCAACAGCAGCCGCTGATGGTATTCCAGGATTCTTAACACAACTACTAGAAGAAGCAGCCAACAACCAATGGGACGAAACTGTAAATCCAAGTAATGGAAACATTATCGGAATATGGAAAGAACTTGGCTTCCCAGATTCATCATATTGGAAAACAGATCAAACACCTTGGTGTGCAGGATTCTGTAATTGGGTATTAAAAAGAACAGGTTACAAATATATGCAAAGTGCTAGAGCATATGACTTTAGAGATAAAACAAGTTTATATGGCGGAGTTCCAGTTCCAATCGAAGACGGACAACCTGGAGACATTGTTGTATGGAACTACAGTCACGTAAACTTTATATACACTACTATCTCGCCAGGCGTTTACAGTTTTGTAGGCGGCAACCAAAGCGATAAAGCAAGTGCAACTAATAACAACCCCTCAGGCGGAACTATTACTAATAGTTGGAAAGGCGGTTGGACACAGTCTAGAGGTAGAATCTCAGGCATCTTTAGACCCATACAATCATAGTAAAACTCACTGTTACCGTAACATACTCTTATTCTTGATAACTAATATTACAATAATAAAGGTATTATAAAATATGAAAAACTTTAGTATAAGAAAAGCGTTTTGGTTTACGCTTGGTTGTATCTTATTAGGAGTAGCATTTGTAGGTGTTTACCTACCAGGCTTACCTTGGAGTACACCTGCCGTTGGTGCGGCATATTGTTTCGCGAAGTCGAGTGATAGAATGCACAACTGGATTATGAACCATAAATTGTTTGGACCATTCTTACGTGGTTGGAGCGAGAAAAGAGTATTCCCTACAAAGGGAAAATACTTAATGATTTTAACTATGGCATCAAGTATTGCTGTTATGTGGTTTACCACAGGCAATGTTAAAGCAATCCTATGGACGGGTGGCTTTATGGTGCTGGTTGCTATTTGGGCTTGGAGATATCCAGGTTCACACGAAGAACATCAGCGCCGTAAAGATGCTGGTAAAAGAATAGCGTGGTTAAAATAAATGAAGTGTGAACAAGGCGATCTTGCCAAGATTATTTACAGTGTTAATCCGAATAACATTGGAAAGGTAGTTCTTGTAGAAACGTATATAGGCAAATTCCAAAGAGGTGATAAATTTGATTTCCGCGGAGTTGCCTGTATGCTTCCAGTAACAGATCATTACTGGTGGATAAAAGGTGATGGACTTGCTAATCAATTAGGAGATACTCCTAAAGCATATATTGCAGATAGTTGGCTTGAACCACTACGTCCAAATGCAGATAGAGAACAAGCATCTAAGAAATCAAAATTACCAAAACAGGTAGCAGCCTAATCTTTTTGGTTGACAAATAATAATACCACTGTTATAAATAAAGAGTAATTGATGACAGCATCATATGTCACAAGAACAGGACTCGGGGGCAGTACCCGACGCCTCCACCATAAGCACATTGAAGATTAACACAGACAATTTAATGTGCTTATGATGGGGGCGAACTA